GTAGTGAAACTTCCACCACGAGCATCTGCCCCATTTTCTACAATCTTACCACCATCTCCATATTCTTCAATTTTACCATCCCTACCATCCATAAAGGCCATACGAATAGTAGGAACATCAAGAACAAGAAGACGACCAGCAGTAGCACTAAAACCATTTAAGAGAGCATGTTCTTTGAAATAGATAGTACCTTTGTAGCATTTGAAAGCTTGATATTGAGCCCCAAACTCCGTAGTTTCAGGAGTAAGTTGAACAGTACCATTCTTCAGGGCAATTTCATTAAGAACTTTAATGGCTTTAGCATCACCGTAAGCATAACGAACGTTAGTATTACCCAAATCTGCAGTATACTTAAAGGCAGTTTCAACTGCAGTAATCAATTGAGTAAGAGTGGTAGTACTACTAGCAGTAGTCACGTTAGCATTACTGGTATATTGACCAATAGCATCAATAATACCTTGTGTAGCATGAATAGGCTGAGTTCCAGAGGTATCCATTTTAGCTTGTCCCCAAATCAGGGAAGCTTCAATATCAACACTATGGAAGAAAGCTGCATCTTTACGAGTTTCAGCAATGTTACTATAACCACCCAGTTCTGTTAAAGAAGCCCTAGCAGTATCAGTAAGTGCCCAAGCATTACGGAAAATCTGAGTATAGTTAGTAACAGCAACAGTTTTAATCATTTTAGCTGCTGGACGGTTACTACCTTCTGCATCAGCAGTTCCAACGCCAATAATAGCATCATTACTACCAGTAGAAGCAGCATCAGCAACTCGACCAAAACCTTTAGTAACTGCTACAACCGTTGAACTATTGACCGCAGTAACTCGCAGATTTTCTCCTGTAGTAGGATTATGTAAAATACTACCAGCACGAAGTCCTGCAGTTGTAACCAGTGTAATAGTACTAGCACCTTGTGCATAAGAAGCGCCAAGAGTAGTAGCAAAGAACTCTGCAGTTTTTGTAAAATAAATATGAGTAGAAGCTACAGCACGACTTTTACCAGCCTGTCCAACGAGTCCGCTAATTTGTGCTGCACCATTAGGGAATAAACGAATAAGTTGTCCGCAAAAAGACCGTTTATTCAGTTCAGCGGGATTACCGCCATAAGTGTTAAATACACCTTCAACAAGAGCCATTTTGATTCCTTAAAAATGAAAAATTACATACCAAGAAATGCTGCAAGATCCACTTGTTTAGTCTGCTCTTTCTTAGGAGCAGGATTCATAGCATTGTGAATCTCATTAAAATATGTTTTAGCTTGAGCCGCAATTTGAGCAGGGCTAGCATCGGGATTTTCTTTCGCAATCATCCCAGCAATCCTTGTAAGTTCCGCTTTAATAAGAGGATGATTATTTGCAGAACTAATCTCTTGTGCAACAAGATTTTGCTTAACACCCTTTCCTAATGATTTTTGATAGATTTTATCTCTTGCACCTAAGTGCGTATTAGTCAGGGCTACAGCATGTGAGAGAGCTGCTTTATAAGCTTTTTGATTACTCTTATTAATAAGAGCGATCAAAGCTTCTGTATCACCTTCTTTTGCTTTTGCAAGCAATTCAGGATCTAAAAAATTAAGTTTAGATGTGATATTCTCAACTGCTCCTTCATCAAGAGCAAAAGGAGGTGGTTCATCTACATCCTCAGCAGTAAGGGATTTTTCAAAGAGTTTATTATATTCATCAAGAGGATTGATTGAAGGTTCTTCTACTTTTTCAGGAACAGGAGTAGGAGTTGGAGTAGAAGTAGCTTCTTGAGAAGTTGGTTTTTTGAAAAAATCAAACATTGTTTTGAATTCCTATTAAAGTTTCTAGTACGGAGAGTTTTCCAGAAGTAATAAGATGTTTTCTTTGTAAAACTTCAGGTGACTCAGTTATTGTGGCTGATCCTAAAAGATCAATTGATGCTTCTGCTGCTAAAAGTCGTAGATATTTTTTAACGATAGGAGAAGAAAATACTGTTAAAATGTAATTTTCCTCTTCTTCAAGTAATTGAATAGTTGGAAAAATTTGCATTAGCTCATTCCTAAATCAGCTGCCCGAATATCAAGAGCTTGCTGACGTAAATCTTGATCCTCTTGCCTTAAAATATCCATCTTTCCTTCATTACCTGGAGGAGGCATTTGTGTTGGTTTTTGAGGCATGTACTCATCAAGACCTTTAACTCCCATAAGTTGTGCTAGATGAGCAACAATCTGTGGTAACATCATTCCCATTGTTTGTTGTAAGATTGGACTTTGTGAAATAAACTGCATAATCTGGATAATAGCTTCAGTTGATGCTAATTTACTTTTAGGAGTGTATCCATCAGCTACTTGAAAAGCTAATGCAGTTTTTCTAATATCTGCAGGATTCATAGAAAGGGTCTCACCAGTTCTTTGAGACACTGTTTGTAAATTAGATTGCTGATTCTGTAAAATATTATATTTCAAAATCTCTTTTAATGGAGTAAAAAATTGAAATTCAAGTGATAAAGCTGGAAGTCGTAATCTAGCATCGCTGTTACCCATAGTATCATTCCACTCTTTAACACTCTTATTTCCTTTTTGAAACTGCCCCTGCATTGGATTATTTAATCCAGAAAGTTTTTCTCCAAATGAAACAATCTGCATAGCACTTTGAGCTGCGGTTTCAGTTCCTCTTGCATCAAAAGGAATACTTTTATAGTAAGAATCAATAGGTCTTTCATTTAATGAATTTGTTCTTACTGGAATTTTAGGAGCTGGTACTGGAGCATTGATATCTTTAGGACTAATGACTGATGGATCATATAAAGCACGATCAGAAACTGCTCTTCTTGCACTATTAAAGTAAATATTCAACATAGTCTCAGCTGACTGTTGAATTGGAATCATACCTTCCGCAATACTCTTTGTTTGATTCCAGAGACCATCTTCAAAAGGTTGTCCAAATAAGATTGGAAGATAGTCATACACTGTAATAATACGTTCTACTTGAATAACATGTTGATTATTTACAGTGAGAAATTTATAAATTTGAGGCGTATTAGGAGAAGGCGCAGATAAACCTAAATCAGCTGGGCAAATTCGTGCATATACTTTAATTACTTCATAATTTCCTACTAAAGGAACTCCACCTTTTCTCTGAACTTCAGGTGTAACTCCTAAATAAGTAGAAAGAGAAAAAGGTCTTACTGGAGTAACATATTCAGAAACAGCTGGATGAATTCTATAATACGGTGATTGAGGACCAGTTAAGAAAGCTTTCTCTGCTTCTGATGCATTAAGTACTTTCTTTTCAATAGAAAGTCTATTAAGTAATCTCTTAAATCTTGGTTTAGAAAGAATTTCAACCGTTCCAGCATAATCTCCAAGTCTAGAAATATCTCCTGGCATCACATTAGGATCCCAGAAAGTATTATACATATCAGTTGTTTGCAGTTTTGTTAAAAAATATTGACCTTTATCAATTTTTAATGTATCAGGAGTTAGAAATTCATCAACAACTGAATATTGATCAATAGATTCATAGAAAGTTTCAACTGCCGCAAGATTATATTTTACAGCCATTCTAAGAAAAAGAAGCAACTGCCTAGGATAACCACCCAAAATAGCATGATCATCAATAATACTCTCCAAAGCCCCAGCAATCTGTCTATTAGTAGGATTAGACACGATAGGGAAAATGGGGGAGCCGGACAAGAATATTTCAGACAAATATCCAACCATACTTTCCACTTGGGAAACCACAATCGGAGGAACAGTAGAAGGAGAATTAAAAACACCAGCAGGTACGGTAGCAGCGTCGATACCTTGTCCATACGATTCTCCTGTTTTCGGATCTTTATACGTAGAATATCTATAATAGGCAGTATCAACTGCTTCCATTTTATCATAGATATCTGTATTATTATCTCGAACAGTAAGAATATGCCGTACAAAATCTAGAATATTGTCTTGAGCTTGTTTTGAAATTCGGTCCATCTTGTTTTTTCTTCCTAAAAAGGAGTGTTGTTTTTAACAACTGCACATTCAGAATCTATTAAACGGCTAGTTGATAATTTGATTTTATCCCAATATTCATTTTTTACATCTTCTCCATAAGCACAGGCATCTAAAAGGTCATCTTTATTATCAGATTTTCCTAATTTATATGTAGATGCTTGCCATGTAAAGTTTCTACGAGTTTCTGGATCATGAATATAAGAACTATGTGCATATAAAGATTGAATATAAAGACGAATTCTTGTTTCTTTTGATCGTCCATGAGGTCTCAATGGTACGATAGTGATGTCAGAAATATTATAAAGAAGAATATACTTTTGTAGCCAGAAACAAAGAGTTTGCTGATAAGCTACATCCTCTACTCCAATCAATGAACATCTCCATTTTAGTGCGAGTTGTAACGTTTTTATAATAAGTTGTTCAGGATCATAAATTCCTTGAGCAGTTTCTACAATCACAGATGAATCATTTATACGAAGATGTACAACAATTTGATTAGCATCTGAGGTTTTTCTAAATCCAGCAGGATCGATTGTTATAAAAGAACCAACAGGATTTTCAATTTCAAAATCTTCAAATGGAGATGGTGGAATTGGATGTGGGAAGATGGATAAATGTCCATTAACTGGATCATTCATAACTTCAGCAAACCATACATCAGATAAACCAAGAGA